CGCATGGCGTTTGACGACTACCTGCCACGGAACAGCGAGAGCTATTGCATCGGGAAGACCTTGCGCATGATAAAGCGTCAAGCTCCGCAGATAAAGTGGGTTGTGTCGTTTGCCGATGGCTGCCAGTGCGGCGACGGAACGATATACAGGGCGAGCAACTTCGTCCTTACATCCATAAAGCCGAACAAGACCATCCTTGAACTCCCGACGGGCGACCACATAGCCGCAATGACGCTTGAGGCGAACTTCGACATTCCGCAGATAGCCAACCTTTGCAAGAAGATGGGCGTTGAGCACAAGTACAGGACAAGAAGCGAATGGATAAAGCTCGGCGCACGATACATCCGTGGCTACCAACTGCGCTACATCTACTTCTTGGATAAGCGTTACAAAAGCCGTCTGACCGTGCCTATTCTGTCCTTTGAAGACATCGACAAGGCGGGAGCGGGGATGTACAAGGGGGGGGGCAGTGACGCGCAAGGAACGGCACGAGAAATGCGAGGCGCAGCTTGAAAGGGAAAAGGCTAAAGAAGAAACGGAGAAACAGGAGTAATGGCGAAAGCGAGCGGTGGAACAAGAAATTACAGTACAAGCTCCTCTGCATATCAGAAAAGGCTGAAAGAAGTGGAAAGTATGCGGAACAGTGGAGTATATTCAAGTGTGGAAATATTCGACGGAGGTGGCTATCTTGCCGTTGAAAAAACAGAGCAGCCACATACAACCGAAGAACTCGCCGCCGCCAATATTCTTGCAAGAAAGGGCTACAAGATGATACTCGTGGATGAGGGCAAAAGTAAGAAAGAACATGAGCCAACGATAGACGGAATGGTATATGCCTTTTCTTACGAGCAAAGGACTCCGACAAAAGACAGGGCAGAGACATTACGCAATGCCTTATTTCACGCTAAAAGGAAACACGCCGAAGTCGCGCTTATATATTCCGTTAATCATACCTTCACAAGAAAAACGATGGAAGATGGGTTGACGCAATTTGAAGAGGCAACAGGCTATCGCTTCAAGCAAATTATCGTAGTAGCGGATAATGGGAATGTACATAGATACAAACATAATACATAAAGAAAAGAAAGCGCACGCCGCAGTAAGAGTGCGCATCGGGACAGCAGTGTCGTACAACACCATCGAACGGGCGACATCCCTTAGCCGTTCCCGTGCATCCTGCGAGTGCAAAATTAATAAAAAGGATTCAAACGCAAAATAAAAACAAGAAAAATATGACAAAAGAGCGAAAGGAACGCATCACAAGGGTGCGAGTGGAGTTCGAGAAGAGGCTCGGCGCGAAACTTCGGGAAATGCTGCCTGCAAGGGACAAGGTGCTGATAATGCAATACCTCTTGGAGCAGGACGAGAACAAGTTGGCGGAGTTGGCTGAAAGCTCGCTGCCAGCGTTCATCACGATATGCGCACAGCAGCTTGTTGACCACGAGCTGAACAAGTTTATGGAGGTGTACGAGCTGTTCAAGCAGGAGGCGAAAGAGTGCGAAGAGAATAGCAAAAGGGGCAGGGCGAGAAATGCCGTCGCAAACGAAAACAAGCAAGGATAAATCAAGGATAAAATATGATAGGTAAGCGAAAAATGAACCCAAATAGCCTAAAAAACCTCGAATTAGGTAAATTTAAGAAAGGGCAGTCGGGCAATCCAAAAGGAACGCCGCATAAAAGCATTCGCTCTGTGGTTGACGATATGAAAGCTGAAGGGTTTTCCGTACCGACAGCAAGCGACATTGTTGAAATGTACAAGACAACAATGGCATTGAACGAGGAAGCGTTAAAGGCTCGCATCAACGACAAGTCGCAGCCAATGCTGTTGCGCATCGTAGCGAAGAATATTCTCGGCGGCAAGGGCTTCGACATCGCCGAGCGTATGCTTGACCGCTCAATCGGCAGGGCTGCACAGACGATGGATATAACGAGCGGCGGCGAGAAGCTGAAAGTAGAGCCGTTGCGGATTGAGGTTATTGACAAGAGGGAGCAGGTTGACAAGAAAGAGGATATGTAGCAATGCCGAAGTTCCAAGTAACGCCCATATTCAACAAGATACAGGAAGCCTTTGACAAGGGCTTTCGTGTCGTGTCGGAGCAAGGAGCAGCAAGGTCGGGGAAGACGGTGCAAACCGTTGCATGGCTGATACTCCGCTGCTTGCAATATGCCAACACGACCGTCGCCATTGTCCGTGGCACACGCCCTGCCTTGTCAGGAACGGTCTATCGTGATTTTGAGTGGATAATGCAGGAAATGGGCGTATGGAACAGGGAGCGCATGAACAAGTCGGAGTTTATCTACCGTTTTCCTAACGGCTCATGGATAGAGTTTTTCCCTGCCACCGATGACCAACGCCTGCGCGGTAGGAAAAGGCAGATACTGTACGTCAACGAGGCTAACGAGATAAGCTATAACGAGTGGACGCAGCTCATACTCCGCACCACCGTCTTTGCCATAATCGACTATAACCCGTCCTTTGGCGACGAGCATTGGATTGTACAGAAGATAAACAACTCGCCCCGCACTTGCTTCTTCATTTCCACATATAAGGAAAACCCTTTCTTGGAGCAAGCCGTAGTGGACGAGATAGAGAGCCTTAAAGACACAAGCCCTAATCTTTGGCGCGTGTACGGCTTGGGGTTAAGGGCGGTTATCGAGGGGCGCATATACAAAGAATTCACTGTCGTGGACGAACTGCCATACGAGGCACGGCGAAACGCCTTTCTCGGCATGGACTTCGGCTATCAGAATAGTCAGACAGCTATCTGTTATGTCAGTATCGTAGGCAAGAAAATGTACCTGCGAGAACTGTGTTACCGCACACAGATGACCACCACTGACATTATAAACCGTTGCAAGGAGATAAACAAGGAATACAAGCAGAGCTTCAAGATATGGGCTGACAGCGCAGAGCCACGAGAGATTAACGAGATATACAATGCAGGCATCAACATCCATCCTGTGCGCAAATACGCTGGCTCTGTCATTGCAGGCATTACGAAGATACAGGAATACAGGCTGATTGTCACAGCCGACAGCCTTAACCTCAAAAAGGAGCTGGAGAACTACATCTACGACAAGGACAAGAACGGAAATTGGCTAAACGAGCCAGTGAAAGCCTTCGATCATTTGTGCGATTGCTTTAGGTATGTGTGTATCAGCGAGGTCTTGGGCAACAACGGCAACGGCTTGGATGCGCAGGGAGTGGCTGATATTCTGTAATTGTTTACACACGGAAAGAAGCGGATAAACAACCGACGAATAATATAGATAACTTTGCAAATAAACACGAGAAAAGATGAGTACGATACAGGAAGTACTACAACTGAAGACAGCGGAGCAGATGCGTGACGCTCTGCAACTGCTGAAGCCACGCTTCAAGAAAACGCTTGACGAGACGGAAGCGGAATACGATGTTTACCGCCACTCGGTCATGGACGCATTGAAGCGCAAGAAAAAGCGAGTGAAAATCAAGACGGACAAGGTTGACCCTGCAACGGGCGAGCCGCTGTACAAGACGAAGCAAGTGGAGGTGTGCCGCATTGCCGTGCCGATGCAAAAGCTGTTGGTAGAGCGCACGGCAGGCTTTCTGCTCGGTCGCCCAGTGGAATACTCGCTTGACAGCGACGAAAGTGACAACAAGCAGGTGCAAGACTTGTTCAATGAGGTAAAAAAAGTGTTCAAGCACAACAAGCTGCAATATTTCGACAAGGAGCTTGCCCGCAGGGTGTTCCGAGGCAGAGAGGCGGCTGAACTGTGGAATTTTGTGCCTGACGCTAACGGCAAGCCGGCATACGAGATACGAGTGCGTCTGCTCTCACCGCTGCTTGGCGACAGGCTGCTGCCTCACTTCGACGATTACGGGCGCATGGACGGCTTCTGCCGCTGCTACAAGACAATGAATATTCATGGCAAGTGGATAGAGCATATCGATGTATATACAGAGACGCTTGTTTATAAGTACGAGACAGAGGCAAGCGGTGCAGTCGTTTCTCTGACCGCAGCTCTGCCGCATGGCTTCAAGCGTCTGCCAGTTGTCTATTACAGACAGGAAAAGACGGAGTGGGATGACGTGCAAATCGCCATTGAACGCATTGAGACGCTGCTTTCCAACTGGGGCGACACCAACGACTACTTCGGCTCACCATCCTACTTCTTCAAGGGAACGCTCAAAGGCTTTGCCGAGAAAGGCGAACAGGGCAAAGTGTATCAAGGCGAGGGCGACAGCACCGACATGAAAGTGTTGTCATGGGACAGCTCGCCTAATTCCGTCGCTGGCGAGCTTGCGCAGCTTGTGAATATCGTGTTTTCATACACACAGACAGCCGACATTTCCTTTGCATCGATGAAGCAGTTAGGCAGCAACACGAGCGGCGTGGCAATGAAGCTGATGTTCACCGATCCGTTTATGAAAGCGGACGACAAGCAAGAGCTGTTCGGGCAGAACTTCGAGCGTCGGTTCAACATCGTAAAGGACGGCATATCGCAGCGTGACGGACTGCCCGAAAGCGTCACCGAGGCGACGTATTGCAAACCGCAGTTCTCGCCCTACCTGCCCGAAAACGAGTTAGAGGAAATTCAAATGCTTAACCTCTCGACCAATGGAGCGTCTACGATGTCACAAAAGACTGCCGTAAGGCTTAACCCGAAGGTAGCCAACAAGGACGAGGAGATTAAGAACCTCGAAGAGGAGGCGGCAGAGGCTGAAAGGAAGCAGATGCAAGAAATGAGTGCAGGTGACAGTGTATTATTAAACGAATAGATAATAAAATTATGGCTAAAGCAAGCGGTGGCACTCGAAATTCCCGAAGTAGTACATCGGGGGGGGGGTAGTCAGCAACTATTATAACGAGTTTAAGTCACAGATAGATGCGATATATATGCCCAAGACTACTGGAGCGCAAGCTGAATTGTACAATAGTGCCATCAAAGAAAAACAGGAAAGAGTAGATGCGCTGTTGGAACGTGCAAAGCATTTGAGTTCTGTCAAGGAAGTTAACGAGCTTTCTTCCGACTTAGATAGAGAGATGTCGCGAAGCGCAGATACATCCACTCTCGAAGCCAACGCAAGAGATGCAAAAGGCGTAAGGAAAAGGACGATGTTAAACGCCATAAACACGATAAGAACATACGAATATGACGTAAGACAGGCTCTGAAAGGATTTAATACTGCTAAATTAGTACCAGTTGAGGAGTATTTCATGAAAAAAAACAAGTGGAGCTAAAATAAAATGGCAGCGAACGCAGCGCAACGTCAAGAGCTGATAAAGCTATTCCAACGCTATAACAGGCGGTTAGGAATACTCTAGGGAAAGTTTAAAAAGGAACTCTCCAAGCTCGGCATATCCGTAGAGGACAAACTACAAGACGAGCCGCTGTTCATGTTCGACTATTTTCCCGAATTGACAACACGGCTTGACGATATTGTCAAGGACTATAAGAACGATTATGTCAGTCTGTACAAGGACGGAATAACGTCGGGAGTTGCGCTTGCTTTTGAGCAGGACGCAAAGAACTTGCACGGCTACACTATTTATAATGACGACGCGATAAACCGCGTGAGAACGGCTGCAATCAATTCATACATACGGCAGCGGCAACAATCGCCCGTAGGGTTGAGCCTGTCGCAAAGGATATGGAACTATGTCGAGCAGACGAAGAGCGAGTTCGAGGTTGGCATGACGAACGTCATAACCGACGGCTTAAAGAAAGGCACGAGTGCGGCGGAGCTGTCGCAACTCGTCCGCAAGCAGCTCTTGCAGCCCGATATGATGTACCGCCGTTATCACCACAAGGTAATCACGGCAGGCGGCACGAAGAAAGACGTTGTGAAATGGCACAAGAAAGTCGTGGGCGAGGACGGCAAAGTGCATTTTGTTGAAGCACCATTGGAGCAAGTAGGGCGCGGCGTGTACCGAAGCAGCTACAAGAACTCCTTCCGACTGATGCGCTCGGAGATAAATATGTCGTACCACTACGCCAACAACGAGCGGTGGATGTCCGAGCCGTTTGTCATAGGCATACGCATTTGGCTAAGCCCCGAACATCCTCGCTACGATATGTGCGACGAGCTTGCAGGCGACTATCCGAAAGACTTTATGTTTGCATCATGGCACCCACAATGTCTCTGTGCGTCTTCAGCTATCCTGTGCGATATGGACGAGCAGCGAGATATTGAGAAGCGCATAATCAGAGGCGAGGATATGTCAAGGTACGTCTCGCCAAACGCCATTAAGGACGTTCCCGACAATTTCAAGAAGTACATTGACAGCCAACACAACAAGATAATTGCGTCTGCGGAACGTGGCACGTTGGGCTATTTCCTGCGAGACAACAAGAAGTACTGGACTGGGCGTTTCAGTACGGAGGAATGCAAGCAAATGGGCATAGAGGGGCTTGCGTCCACACGCACGGCAAAGGATGTGGCGAGGATGCGCCATGCGAAGCGCACGGACGCACAAGTTGCGGACATTCTTAATCGTTGGGATAAGCGCAAGACGGGGCGCATCAATGATATTTACATTCGTGCGCTGAATTTCAACAACCACATCACACCGCCCGACTATGTGCGCCGTGCGCATAATGCTATCTACAGCAACAAGCCACGCTCCGAATATTGGGCCGACTTGCAAAAGGCGGAGAAGTGGGCTGCGACTATCAACAAGGCGAACATCCGCCATGCGGCAAGGACAGCGGAGCAAGCGGAAGAGATACAAAAGGTATGGAACGGCAGGGTTTGGTATAATCTTAGAGATACAATAAGGGTAAATAATCTTTCCAATGATAGCATAGGTTATGCAAGGCAATTAGTATCTAAGGCCTATTCTAACAATGCGTCGGCAGCTACAATAAAAATGCTGCTAAACAATTTAAAAGAGAAAGTTTATCCAGTCATGCACCCGTTTGTTGATGATATTATCCATGAAGCAAATCGTCGTGGCATAATTGCTCGAAAAGTAGAAAAACTTACAAAGCCTTTGGATTTTGAACAAATTGTGCAAAAGATAGGCGGTGCTGACAAAACAACTGGCTCTTGTGCCTCTATTTCGCTCGCTTATGTCGCGAATAAATTAGGATACGATGTATTAGATTTCCGTGGTGGCGAGAGTTGCGCAATGTTCCAAAGGTGGAATAGAAAGATGTATCAACTTCGAGGCATCAGGTCTACCGTTGTAGAGGAATATAATGATATGGTAGCCCTTAAGAAACTCTTAAATATAATGGATGATGACAAAGAATATATCTTGGCTATCGGACATCATGCGGCTGTTGTGAGGAAAACAAAAGGACAATACGAATACCTCGAACTCCAAGATGAACCTTCACGTAATGGTTATATACGAACAACATTAAAACGGTTTACACAACGGTTTGCTTTGCAAAAATCTTATTCTACCCATGGAATGAAATACAAGGTAAAGAGTAGGCTTGTAGATGTTAATTCATTCAAGGCGGGCGAAGAAGATTTTATAAAAATGATTGGGTATATCAATACACAAGCGAAAACACAGATAAAAGGGAAAGGAGGCTCTATCAGGTAGCTATTTTCTCTCTTTGAAAAAGTCTGCCCAAAAAGGGTTCTCTTTGTCAAATAGTTCTTTTTGTTTAGCGGTAAAATTCCACGGATAATCAG